TACGGTCTAATTCAGCCATCTTACATCTCCCAGCTAAAGCCGTTGCGACCAAAGCCCCACTTTTGCGGGGCAAACATCTTACGCATGGCTAATTTTCGTGCCGCTATGGCGTGGGCTTCAAACGAAGCCCGGAATTCGTTTGCGCGCATAGGGTCGCCCGCATCCGCGTCGACGATACGCAGCGCTAGGTACGCAGCCCAGTCCAGCATCTCTAGGTGGTGATCCTCCGGGACCTCCGGTATCTCGCACTGGTTTAGCGAGAGCTTATTGATCGGCAAGCGTACGACCCGCAGATTGATAACCTGCCCTGCGTACTCTGCCGACGGCTTTGGGTACACGCGCATCGTCGCAGCACTCATTGTCGAGTCCTCGAACGACTCGCTGAGGTACTCATCGGTGCTATACGCCAGTGGCTTACCGGATTTGTCACTAAGTGGTACTGTGGCAAAATACCCGTCGCTCGGTGAGCGATAGGCGTCAAACCCTGTGTGACCTGAGCGCGTAAGATCGGCATTATCGCCGTCAAGTTTTGCGGAAATAACCGCCATGATAGAACCATGTAGAGGGTACATCTCTTGGCCTTCACGTAGGGTTACGCGCGTAACCTCCGGTGTCGTGCCGTCGCGGATAACGAGGCCCTGACGTGCAAGACGTCGCTGAGCCTCGTTAATGTAGCGAATTAAGGTCGTATCCGACCACATGAGGTCTGAGTCGCCAGCTGTCCTGTTGCTGCGATCATGTAGGATGTTTTCCCGCAGCTCCGAAAGCAGCTCACTCAGTTGCATCTCACGTACCTCGTGTTACATGCGCCGGTACGGATACCGCAGACGCTCCTTGTACCCTACCACACGCTTGGTGGACGGGTCAATTTTCGGGGAAGACATGATGGCATTATCCAGCACGTCAATGATTCCCTGCGGTACGGCTACCTTTGAGCCCGGCTGCAGAAGATAAGACCGACCGTTAATCCCGATAAAGAGACCAGTTGGTGGAATTTCCTCGTTTTCCTCGAGCATAATATCTACGTAGTCAGACCGTACAGTCTTCGCTTTTGGTTTTTTCGCGGCGCGGCGGGGCTTCGGTGCCTCGACCAGTTCCGCTTCTGCAGCATCTGCCACACCCAGTTCTTCGTTCTCAGCCATCGGTTTCCTCCGTTGCAGCTTCGTTAAACGTGGTTTCGTACTCGTCCATCGGAACCGCTTTGTCGAGGTTCTCTTCCAAGAAAGCCAGCACCTCGGCGCTGGTCTTGAAAACGTAGGACACATACGGGTCGCGATATGGCCCGTCCATGTTGTTCGTGGCCTTAATCGCAGGGTCGCACATCTCGACCTCAAAGCCGTTCATGGCCCGCTCAATCTTAACTACCGTCTGCGACATACCGCGCTCCTATATTCAGGTTGAGAGGGGCCGAAGCCCCTCTCAGTCAATCACTTATCAGTGATTAAGCAGTCGAACCTACCTCGAGGCGGGCCATGAAGGCTTCCTGCAAGATCACGGTGGATGTGTACAGCTTCCAGCCAACTGTACCGCGCTGACCGAGTGGGTCAGATGCAGCAGGCTTCGGGTTCACAACCATCGGTGTCATCGCTGACTTGCCCTTCAGGGGTACGATGCCGAAGGCGTCGCGGCCGAAGAAAAGCACAGGGTAGACGTCGGCGCTAGTGCCGGTGGTGCTGCGCAAACCGTTGGTTGCTGCCGTACCGCCCGCATCGGCGAAAGCCGAAATGACTGTGCTGCACATGTAGCGAACCTGCTCAACAGAGCCGATCTCACCTTCGAACGGTGTGGTGTGCGGACCGTAGTCAGCAACTGACTTGAAGCCAGCCATCGTACGAATGTCAGTCTCGAGGTCTGGGTGGCAAACAGCCATGTACGCTGCTTCAACGGACTTGGTGTTGAAATCAGGCGTCGATGCAACAACCTGCGAAATCTTCTTCGCATTCTGGCGGTTAAGGCCAGTTGTTACGCGACGCTGGTCAGCCAATGTGATCGCAGTGTCAATAGCTGCACGGTTCGCCGCATTGTCACCGTAGTACACGTTGGTACCGGCCTTCAGCACGTTGAAACGCAGTGTCTCGACAGTCACAGCCGCCTGCTCACCAAGGATGTCGGTGGCCTGCTGCAGGACGTTATCGGTGTGTGTGTCCATGATGACGTCAGTGATCTCGATGTAATCACCGTACTGTCCCAGTGTCACAGTGTAGTCAGCGTTGGACAGAGTCGAACCGGTAGGTGTGACACCCTCGGTAAGCGCTGTTGTGGCCAAGGGGATGTTGAAATCACCTGTACCTGTACCTGCAGAACCGGTTGCGCCAGTCATAAAGTAACGGCGGAACTTGGCTGTCTGTGTCGAGTTTGTTGGCAGAACATAAGTCTGGCCGAACTTCTCCAGCTGAAGGTAGGGGGTGGCCCGCTTCAGCATGCGTACAACAGAGTACGCGGCGACGGCTGGGGAGATGTCTCCGTATGTCGTAGTAGTCATAGCTATCTAGCTCCTATAGCTCAAAGTTTACCGGCAAAAGCCGCAAACGCGGACTCAAAGTCTGTAGGGTCCTCACCCTGCGGCACAACCGATCTCTTGGAACTGACTGGGGCAAGCGATGCAGCCGCTTTTTTGGTGGTCGCAGGCAGCTCAGTTTCCTTTTTGCGAGCCATCGGCTCAGGCTGGGCAGCCCTTACACCCGACTCACGCTTATAACGCTCAATCAGGTCAGCGACCTCATCAACCGTTCCGTTAGTAATAACACGTTTATATGCATCCTGCAAATACGTTGGTTGTTGTCCAACCCAATCCACAACCTGATCGCGCACAACGTCGTAATCGCCCACGGTGCTCTGCAAATCCTGCAGATGCGCCCGCTCCGACACGACATGCAAGTTTTGGGCTATGGGAGCCAACTGCTGTGACACCTCGTTGAAGACGTAATCGACGAGATGCCGGTACTCCGCGCGGCGTTTGAGCGCCTCAGCCTTGGATACGTCGCCCCACTCTTCCTCGTATGAGGCGAGAAACTTAGATTCCTCGGCCGAGTAAATCTGCTCTTCTTCTGCGGAAGCCGCAGGGGCCTGCGCTGGGGGTGCGCTCTGCTTCGTCTCGGCCAACATGTCAGCCAAGCGCTTCAGCATGTCCTCCTGCGACTCAGGCGGCTTCACAGCGGCCGGGGCATCCTCTGCCTCTGCCTTTGTCTCTGCCTCCGGCTCCGGTACAGGCGCAGACTCTTCTTCAGGCTTTGCCTCGCCCTCCGCTTCTCCCGCAAGCTCACCCTCAGACGCGTCTACATCTTCTGGTGCCTCGTCCGGTGTTTCCTCAGTGACTTCTTCCGCCTCTGCATTTGGTGCAGGGATGGCGTCGTCATCCGTTTCGTCCTCCAGCAGCGCCGAAAGCTCCGCAAACGCGTCGTCAAAGTTTGACTCACTGGTGTCTACGTTTTGGCCGTCCATTTTTAATCCTCCGAATAGGTAGTCAGGGGCCGCGCAAATCGCCGAAGCAACTTATCCATTGCACGGGCTTCACCCTGTATCAACATAAAGTCTGACGTATCACATTTTACAAGGTTACGCTTAGACTCTTCTAATAGCAAGCCCACTAGCTCAGTGACTTGTGCTAGCTCCGCGCTATCCGATCTGGCTTGTAGGGAATGCAGCAATTCCTGCTGCCGCTTGCGGACTTTGTTGTTGTCCCATGTCTGGCTCGGCGACGGCATCTAGTTGCTCCAGTCCTGTTTCGACGATCTGCATGGCGGCCTTCAACGTGGTCGCATCAGCATTTGCCAGATTTTTCTGCCCCTGTGCGATGTTCTTCATCGCGTCAGAGAGTGTTTTGCGGATTTCCGCCCGTGCGGTCTCGCGCTCAAGGTCGAGCTTCTGCTGCTGCTCTTGCTGCGCAGCTGCCTGACGGCGCTTTACCTCTTCCTCGGTCAGCAACAAGTTGTTCATGTCCCGTACCCCGAGGCGTGCTTCTACGAGCTTGCGCGGGTCTACGTGCATGCGCTCTTCCGGCGTTAGGGTAGCAGCCAGCTGATCGACCTGTATGCCTCTGATCTCCTTAGCGATCAGGCTCGTCGCACCGCGAGCAATCACGTTGTAATCGCCCTCAGGTGTCTTGTCAGGGTTAAATTTCCGGTTGAACATGACCAACGCCGTAATCAGAGACCGCGTAAACTGGTCAAAGTTCCGGATGATGTCCTTGAACGGCAGTGCCGCATCTCCGCGCAGCATCGACGCGCCCGCAGCGGTCCGCATCGGCTCGGAGTACCCACGCTCCATGTCGCCACCGGTGGCCGCGCCCACGAATGTCTCCGTGTCGGCAAACTGGTTAAACAGCGTAATCGTCGACAAGAGCTCCTGCATGTGTGCGTCTATCGCGATATTGCGCACGGCGGGCTGCGCAGCCTCGGCCCCTACGCCTTCGCGGTACCAAATCTTGTACGGTTGCACACTCTGAATGTCCTGATCGGCCCGCACAAGGTCTGTGTTGACCTCGAGGTTCGGGCCGCAGACCACGCTGGCATTGTCCAAGAGCATACGTGTCGCCGCCGAGATCGACATCTGGCTATCGCGCATGATGTTCGGCAAGCCGTTGCCGACAGGGCTGGTATCATCTTCGTCAAACAGGAACGTATGCACTGTGCGCACATCGACGCCCAGCTTCTTCCACGGGTTCATCTCCGCCTTGATGACGTGATCCCCTAGCAGCCAAATCTCAGAGTCAACATCGTCCGCTCTCTTGCTATCGGCGACGTCAACACCGGCCTCCATGAGGCGGTTAGCGCTGACTGGGCCGTGCCACACCAGAATCTCGTACTTACCGTCCTCGGTCGCGGTCTCATCGTTGACGTTGGCCTTGGTACCCATCGTACGCAGCTCGGTCTCAAACGTCTTGGCTTTGTAATTGCCGCGCGGCTTGTTACCGATATACTGCTTGATGACCTTCTCGAAGAAGTCAGACCGGCTTGCCAGCTTACGCAGCTGCTGTTTCGACATGACAAGGCGGACAAAATAGCCATCGCCGTCGTGCAAATTCTTCGCACTCATGTCAGGGTAGTAATCCCAGACAGGCAAAAACTCAAACTGAGGCTTGTAGTCCATCGTCACCATGGGTGCCGGCTGCCCCGTCGTCTCGTCCATGACCCAAGTAGTGCGCTCCTGCTCGCGCACAAACGGCCCGCGGAGGATGCCAAGGCCGTACAGGACCCCGCTCTGCACCACTTTGCGGTTCAACGACACGTAGTCAGCTGACTGATCGCCTCCAAGCTCCTGCAGCTGGTCATCAATAAGCCTTGACAAGTCCTTCGCACGCGCGGCCGCCAGCTCTTGAACCGCAGCCCGCACGATCTCGTCCGTGACTTGAGGCTGCATACCAACCTCCTGCATC